AGATGCTCGAAGCTCAGGACATGATTCTCTCGGCTATCGAAACTCAGGTTGGTGGCACCGCTGCTGCTACTGCTACAGGCTCGGCAAAGATGGCTGTGGCTTTTGGTGAGATGCAGGAAGCTATCGGAAACGCTTTGTTGCCAGTGCTAGAACAGCTTGTGCCACTTATCACCGGACTGTTTGATTACATTGCTAAAAACAGCGTTGTTATCTCTGTGCTTGCAGGAATCTTTGGAGCCTTGGCTATCGCCATCCTTGGTGTGAACTTTGCCCTAAACGCCAACCCGATTGTCAAGATCATCACCTTGGTTGCAGCTTTGGCTGCCGGTGCTGTTGTCTTGATCAACTACCTAGTCGGCTTGGCTGGTGGCTGGTCTAAGTTATTTGAGGCAATCGGTAAGGGCTTGACTGAGGTAGGCAGATTCTTTGGGCTTGTCTTTGACAGCATCAGCAACCTAGTCGTTGGAGTTATCAACGGCCTAGCCACAAGGTTTGAGAACTTTATCAACACAATCATCAGTGGGCTAAACGGCATCATCAGCCTTGCCAATGCTGCCCTTGCAATCGTGTCAACTGTCACAGGTGGAGCTGTAAACATTCAGGTGCCAAAGGTGCCAACGGTTGTCATCCCAAAGGTGCCAGTAAAGACACCAACAAAGGTACCTGCCACAATTCCAGGGCTTGCCATGGGCGGTATCGTTATGCCAAAGCCAGGTGGAGTGCTTGCCAACCTTGCCGAAGCAGGACAACCTGAAGCTGTTATCCCACTAAACAAGATGAGCCAATACACAAACAACAAGCCACAGAATGTTTACAACATAAATGTCAATGGTGGTGTTGGCTCTGGCTCGACTATCGGTAGAGCAATCGTTGAGGCTATCAAGTCCTACGAGCGTACTTCTGGTGCTGTCTTTGTGGGAGCGTAATGCCAGCCCCAGCAGTCAAAGTTGAACTAGGTCTAAACCTTGGTCAGGCTGACCCCTTTGCCTTTGTCCTCGATGACGCAATCAAAGGTGTCCTAGACAACACAAGCTTTACCCTTGGTGGCGAGAGATACTTTGACATCTCAGACAGACTTATTGCAACAAGCACAGCCCGAGGTAAGAACCAGGCACTAGATCGTATTGACGCTGGAACCTCGAGCATTGTTGTTGACAACTCGGACCGACACTTTGACCCCTTGTATCCCAACGGCCCTTACTTTGGTCAGCTCATCCCTCGCCGAACTGTAAGAATCACCTGCAATGACCAGCCAGTCTTTATCGGTGCCATAGATGACTTTGACATTGTTTACGCACCAAGCAACCGGTCACAGGTTCGCATAGATGTATCTGATGCCTTCTCGACTTTGACTAACTCAGGGCTTGAGGAGTTTACCCCTACTGCCCAGCTATCAGGTGCTCGCGTGAACGCTGTGCTTGACAGACCCGAGGTTGACTGGCCAGCAGCCGAAAGAGAGATTGACACCGGCAACTCAACAATGCTGGGAGCCCTTGTAGCTGAGGGAACCTCGGTCCTTGAGTATCTGCAACTTGTAAGCAACTCAGAGTTTGGTGACTTGTTTATTGGCAAGGATGGCAAGGTCGTATTCCGCGAGCGAAACGCTGTGCCTAACACGCCTAACCTAGTATTCAGCGATGAGGTAGTTGCAGGTGCCTACACAGGCATCCAGTTTGCCAGCGTAAACAATGTCTATGGATCTGAGAACCTTTACAACCGCATACTTATCAGCAATGCCGGTAGCCCTGTCCTTGAAGCCTCAGCTGCCGATACTGAGTCGCAGACTGTCTATGGACCTCGAAGCTACTCTCAGAGCAACCTGCTAGTCGCGAGCCAGTCTGAGTTGCAGTTCTTGGCAGATTACTTGCTTGCCAGATTCAAGGAACCTCAGTATCGCTTTGAGTCTTTGACAGTAGTTATGGACACACTCAGCGAAGCCAACCAGGATGCAGTCCTAGATCTCGAAATCGGTGACATTGTGCTTGTCAGGTTTGAGCCCTCAGAAATCCCACCTGCCATCGAGCAGTATGTCAGAATCATTGGCATTAGCCATGACTGGACCTCAACCAGCAAGAACATAACCTTTGCCCTAGAACGCCTTGACTTTGCCATCTTTATCCTTGACAACCCTGTCCTTGGCGAGCTAGACAATGACCGCCTTGCCTACGAGTAGTAAACTAAAACGAGAACATAAGGAACCCAATGCCAAGAAAAACCTTTACCGCAGGTGAAGTCCTAGCTGCTGCTGATGTGAACCTATACCTCAGCAACGAGGTGACACTAACTGCCTCTACCGCTACCACTTACACAGTGCTGACCTCTGACCGCTACAAGATCCTAGAGTTTGACTCTGCCTCTAACACCACTGTCAGCATCGGAACTGCCACAGCTTTCCAGGCTGGCGAGCGTATTGACATCTTGCAGGATGGTGCTGGAACTGTGACGATCACCAGGGATGGCACAGTCGTTAGCCTTGCAGGTCGAGGAACCGCTGGAACCGCTTACCGCATTGGTCAGCGTTATGACGCCGTATCTGTTGTCTGTGTGGGTACTAACTCTTACCGCATTATTGGTAACGCAACGGCGGTCTAATGTTGGGGTTTCCTTTAGGTATTCTTTCAGCAGCAGGGGCAGCGGTTGGGTTCGAATCTGACTATGAACTTATCTCTACAACAACTTTAGGGACTGCTCAGGCTGATGTCACTTTCAGCGGTTTAGGCACTTACTCATCTACCTATAAGCACTTACAGATTAGAGCAGTTGTTAGGTCTAATCGAGCTGATACCGATACCAGAGTAAGACTTCAATTCAACGCTAAAACTGCCGCAAATTATTTTTCACACGAACTTAGGGGTGATGGTTCTAGTGTTATTTCTGGCAACAGTCTTTCAGTTTCTTCCATGTTGATAGGTAGAGTAAACGCATCTACAGCAGCAGCCAACGCTTTTGGAGCTTTAGTTCTTGATGTTTTAGACCCTTACAGCACTTCAAAAAATAAAACCTTTAGGTCTTTTTGTGGCAATCAAGGTACAAATAGAATTGGACTTTACAGCGGTTCTTTAGCAGAAACCCCAGCCATTACAGAAATCAAGATACTTGATGAGTTTGCCAATTTCGTTGCTGGCTCTCGCTTCTCTCTCTACGGAATAAAGGGATAACAATGCCAACTGCTACTTATACACCTCTAGCTACTGTGACTTTAGCTTCAAACACTTCATCAGTCACCTTTACAGGAATACCCGCTACCTATAGAGATTTGATTTTTGTTTTTGCTGGAACCGCAACCGCTCAGTCATCATCTAGGTTCAGAATGAACGGAATAACTGGAAGCAATTATTCTTTTGTAAGAGCTGGTGGAAACGGCTCAACTACATTTAGCTCAGCACCGACAGATACTTATTTTCCTTTGGTCTGGTCAAACAGCGAACTTAGCACAACCCAATCTAATGCCATTGTTCAAATTATGGATTACTCAGCAACAGACAAACACAAGACCGTCTTGATTAGGGAAACCAATAACAACCCTTCAGGGCCAGCAGTCACAATGTACGCAGGGCGATTAGATACCACAAGTGCCATTACTTCTTTGACCGCTCTGGTGTCGGCAAACAACTTCGCAACTGGCTCAACATTCTCACTTTACGGAGTAATCGCCTAATGAAACTTATTGAATCTAAAACTCTAGGTACTGCTGCTGCCTCTATTGAGTTCACCTCTATTCCGCAAGATGCGACCGACCTTGTAGCAGTTGTATCCCTAAGAGCCGATGTTGCTTCGAACGAAGCTCGAATGCGAATAAACTCTGATACAGGTTCTAATTACACAGAACGCCGGCTAGGTGGCTCTGGTAGCGGAAGCGGAGCCAGCTCAACTTTGACAACAACATACTTTAGAGCTTTCGCCAGCAACCCTAGCGACTACACCTCAAACACCTTTAGCAACGGACAGTTTTACATTCCGAACTATACTGGCTCTACTCAGAAGTCAATTAGCCTAGATAGCGTGACTGAAAACAATTCCACCGAAGCACTACAAAACATAGCTGCTGGTCTTTGGACAGGAACCGCAGCAATTACTACTTTGCTATTCTTTCCTTCCTCTGGCAACTTTGTCGCTGGCTCGACTATCTCCCTTTACAAAATCACAAAAGGCTCTGACGGAATAGTCACCACCTCATAACAAGATCCTTGGTTGGGTTTGTGCAGTAGAATACAAGTATGTGTTCAGTACAAGATTGCACAACAAAGAGCTATTGCCGAGGGCTTTGCCAGAAGCATTACAACAGGCTTAGGAAGTGGGGGACCACTGACTACATTGCTGAAAAGCCACGCAACGGCAGACGAGTCTGCACCCTAGATGGGTGTGATAAACCACTACACACTAGAGGTCTTTGCAATACCCATCTAAGGCGATTTGAGAAGTATGGGGATGCCAGAATAGTCGGGCAAAAACGCTACCAAGGTGCAGTTTGCGAGGTTGTTGAAAACGATGAATTGTGTGGCAAGCCTAAAGAGGCGTGGGAGCTTTGCAATACTCACTACAATCGGCTAAAGCGGCATGGCAGCACAGATCCTTTGCCTAAAAAAGAACGCTCCGCTAAAAACTACATTCCAGTTGCAGCACCAGAGGGACACCCAAACGCTAATGGCGATGGCAAAATACTCGAACACAGATTGGTTATGAGTCAGCATCTTGGCAGGGCTTTATACCCTAATGAGAATGTCCATCACATAAACGGCGATAGACATGACAATAGACTTGAAAACCTAGAGCTGTGGAACACCTATCAGCCACCAGGTCAGCGTATAGCCGACAAGGTAAACTGGGCAGTAGAAATTCTTACTCTCTACGCCCCCGAAAAAATAAGGAATACAAATGAGTGAAGTCATCACAAAGCTAGTGGTTGATTGCAGTACAGGAGAGGCAACTGAGATTCCTCTTACCGAGGCTGAATTGGCTCAAAGAGAAACTGACCGCCTAGCTTACGAAGCTCAGGAAGCAGAACGCCTAGCAGCCGAGGAAGCAAAAGAAACAGCTAAAGCCTCTGCTAATGCCAAGCTAAAAGCTCTGGGTCTGACCGACTCTGAAATCGCTGCTATCACCGCATAATGGCTGAGGAAACAACTGGGGTACGCATTACCCAGCAGATGATCTACCAGAAGCAACTAGAGATGAACGACACTCAGCTCAAGATGCTTGTGAAGCTAGACAACCTGGATGATGTGCCAGACAGAATTAGAGAAGTCGAGCTGTCTTTGGCTCGCCTAGCTTGGATTGAGAAGATTGCCTACACAGGCCTTGCTGCTGGTGTGGTTGCCCTTATTGGATCGCTACTAAACATGATTGGAAGAATGTGAAAACAAAACCTCAGATGCCCCTAGATGGCAAGTTCGGTAAAGACTGGAAAGTCACCTCACCTTTTGGCTGGCGTATTCACCCAATCGAGAAGTATAAGAAACACCACAATGGTGTGGATCTATGGGGACCAAAGGCAAAGATTTGGAACGAAGCCTGGCACGATGGCACTGTTGTTGCTGCCGGCACCTCAAAGCTAAAGAACCCAGACGGCTCACTTGGTGGGGTTGGCTATTATGTTGACATTCGCTCAAAGATAAACGGCGAGTGGTACACAGCTCGCTACGCACACATGGTTGAGAACTCACTAACTGTTGTCAAGGGTGAAAAGGTCAAGGCCGGTACTCGTCTTGGCATCATGGGCAACACAGGTGCATCGGCTGGCCGACACCTACACTTTGAGATCTGCAAGGGCAAGTACCTAAAGTGGACCTCAGACGGCAAGGGCTATGTTGACCCTCTAAAGTTTGTCAAAGCCACTATTGCTAAGTGGGAGCTAGACGCAGAAGTAAACCTTGCAACACCGGACACAGGTGAAGTAGCCCCTGCACCAGTCCACGAGCCAGAGCCAAAAGCCCCTCGAGTACCGAAGGTCAAACCAAAGCTTGCTAAATAACTTAGCCAAAACTAAAAGCCTACGAGTCATGCTTGTAGGCTTTTTTTTATTCTTTATGATCTGGCAGCCTACCCCTGCCTATGGTGCTCAAGCTTGGGCAACCATCACTTGTGCCGACTCGACTGGCACTCAGCAAACCTTTACAGTTGGATGGGAAAATGAAAACAACTACTTCTTGGATAAAGGCA